ACCAGGGCAACACCTTCTGAGTCAAAGAACTTAAACGCTAGCCTTACTTGTTCTGCTGAATCAGTGGTATTTTGTATAGCGTCTGCAACATCAAAAAGTACGCTTTCTACATCTCTTAATTTGCCATCACTATCAAATAAACTGATGTTGAGATCTGCAAGTGCTTGTTTTGCTTCTCCAGTACCCCTAGCGGCTTCCGCAGTTCTTCTTATGAACCTTTGCAGGCCCATATCTAAGGCTGTAATCTGAACACCTGTTTGCTCTGCCGCAAACCTTAGTTTTTGTAAGAATAAAGGATCTACTCCTAGTTTCTCTGACGTTTTGCCAATGCTGTCTAGCATACTTACATATTTAGCAACTACTAGAGAAATAGCACCGACAGCCGCAGTGATGCCCACTGCAACTTTACCTAAGCCCTTGCCAACTCCTGCGGCTACAGATCCTAGCTTGCCAATCATTGCGGTAGCTTTTTTTAGTGGTGCGCTGAACTTATCAACCGCACTTATCACCATCTTAAACTTATCCACTTTTCTTTTTATCCTCTAATATTTTTATGTATGCCATCCAACCGACAAACTCGTTTATTGTTATCGCGCCTAACTCCTCTAGGGTTTTACCCAATCTATCTGCCAATGCGTATTGCGCGAATAAATCCGCATCAGCATTTATTTTTTTTCAGCAGTCTCCATATCGTCAGTTCCCATGATCCAGGATCCAACTTTTGTTAGCACTGCAACATCAACTGAGTTCAATAGCTTGTGCTTGTCATCCATAGTAAACATTTTGTCGCCGTTGCCGTCTAACGCCTTGTGAATAAGGGCATAGGCAAGCAGTTCCAATTCGTTATTTTTGGATAACCTATAAAGTTTTTGACTTTCGTTGAGTGTCAATGGTTTTGCATAGATGACTAATGGGCCACTCTCATCGCCCCATTCTTCAACGCTTAAAGATCTTATTTCTATAGCGTTGAAGTGGGCGACCGCTCTATCTATTGCGCTCATGGTTTACACCGATGACGTTGTTACTGCGCCTGTGTAGGTAGCACTTATACTAGCTTCAACCATACCGTCAAAAGATCCTGTTATGGATTTTGAAGTTACGATTGCTGTGCCAGTGTAGTACACATCACCTGAATCTGCGCCCTCAGGATATAAGACTAAAGTTACAGATGTTCCAGGTGCTAATGCAACCTGACCATTTGTATCAGTCTCATCCCAAAAAACGTCTATTGAAGCATCAGCAGATGTCAAACCTGCAAGATAAGTTCTTGCCGTATCTCCCATAGCTGTATCTTCTATAACGTCAGCATTTGTATTGATAGTCCATGTGCGAACCTCTGCTACTGTGTTAGAACCGTTTTTGACCAGTCCACTTTTTCCACTGTGAGTTGCCATTTCTATTCCTCGCTATTTTTATTTTTTTTACTAACAGACTTGGATTTCTCCTCAGTCCAACCTTTACTTTTTAAATACTCCACCTGGTCTATATGTGCATCAATGCTATCTTTGCCATCTGGAGAATATAAAATTGCCATATCTACTCCTTACACCGCCGTTTGTGGTGCATTTTCTATAGTCATGTATTCCACGTTGTACGTTAGCGATACAACAGCTACAGGTTTTTCACCTTCGCCGTCATATTCTATTTGTGTAGATTCCAAAAAAGAGTTTTTAGCCAGGCCGTTAAGCGTGACATCATTACCCATTGCTGTTTCTACTTCTTTAGCTATCGTATCGACAGTGTCATCATAATTACTGACTGCTTTTACATAGCCTTCTATGACTAGAGATAAGTTTCTTAAAACAGTTCTTGCCCCAGACATAGTTACAGCTTCGCTATCCTCAGATTTCGTATAGATCAACAAACCAGGCAAATTAGCACTACCAAGCGGATATATTCTTGATTGGTAGACTTTAGATCCAGTAGTGGTTAACCCTGTAAGGGTTGTAGCCGCTCTTTCTCTAAGTTGTTGCCTGACGTGTGACACTATTGCTCCTCTAAAATTAGCGTTGTTATACCTACGCCATCTGGCTGAACATTAATAATGTTGTAAGTAACAGAACTTATTTGAATCGTGTCGCCAATCTCTACATTAGTCATATCTGTAGATCTACCTGTGCATACAGGTTGTGTTCCTTCTACTTCCATGCCCAATCCAGGATCTATAGCAAAGTATTCTTTGTTTAAGATGACATTAATGCTTGATCCGCTACCGTTTATAGTGATAGTGGCCGCTACACCATGTGCATCTGTGTCAAAGTAACCTGCTAGATCTGACGCTGATTCAAGTACCATTACTTAGCCTTTTTCTTAGGTGCCTTTTTGACAGCTTTAGTAGCTGTCTTTTTTGGTTTATCGGAAACATCGCTTGCCGTGCCGTTGCTTACAAATTGTCTTGCTTCCGCAGAAGACACTTCTACAACGTCATTTTTCTTACGCATGATTCCTCTAATGTAGGCATCCTGTTCCATTTTTATTTGTGCCATTGCTTTCTCCTTTGAAAGAGGGGAGCGAACTCCCCTCAAATCAAATTAATTAAACAGTGATGTCCTTAATCGCCGCGAAAGCGTTAGGGATTCTCACAGCAACATCAACATCCTGGAAGAACGCAATTCTAGTTCCGCCAGAGGTGCTTAATGTTGAACTATCAACGACAACGTCTACACCTGACCAGAAGCCCATCATTACTTGTGCAAAATCACCCAGGATGAGTGCATGACAAGATCCAGATGTAGATCCTTTAGTTAGTGTGCTAGGTACGTTAGTTGAAACAGTTACGTTGTGTCCTAAGATAGAATTGCTATCGTTTAGGATGAAGTTACCTTCTACACCTGATGACTGTCTTGGTATTTGTCTCATCGCACCCTGTACGCCAGGAGTAGTTGCGAAATTTAAAGTACCAGTTAGAGCATTGTCAGCCGCTATAGCCGCTTCCATGTCTACAATCTTCGCGTAAGTAACAGCACCACCGTTAGTACCTATGGCAACAACGTTAGTGTCTGATTCTTGCAAGATACCAGAAGGCTCATTAGATCCACCACCATTTAAGGCAACCTGGTCTATTTTAGAAGCCATAGTTTGAACTACGTCATTTCTTAGTATTTGCTCAACAGAAGGATCTGATTGCAATGCTAGTTTTCTTGTGTAGTCAACGTATGTAGCTAAAGTCTTAGGTGCCATTGTGACTTGTGCGAAAGTTGCCGCGCCTTCACTTGGAGCAGATCCCTCAGCAACAAAAGCTGTGTTAGTTACAGATGCAGATAGCTTAGGAATCGCTATGTCACCTTGTAAACCAGTCATAACTCTGCCGCCTAATTGTGCAACAACTGAGTTAGCATAGACTTCACCGATGAACTCATTAGCCAGGTGTTCTGTTCCTTTTAAGAACCCACCTTGTGAGTTAGTTCCAACAGTTTGGTCCCTTTGTCCCCAACCTATGTCCATAGGTAGGTAGAAACCTCTAGCTTCTTTACCAGTTCTAGCGGCGATTTCGTTAGAGATCTCTCTTTCTAGTCCTGCATTTGACCAGTCACCGCTTGAAGCCGCTCTAATCGCGTTTAAGAAAGAATAACTGCTTCTTTCTCTGTCGTTTAGTCCAACTTCTGCTACTGGTGTTTCTAGTGGCTTATCGTCTGCTATTTGATTAAGAAGGATCCCTCTAAATTGCTCTAAAGAATGTCCTTCCGCTATTGATACATCAGCTAAGTCACGTTTGTTGTGTTTAGTAGCTAATGCAAGTATTTCCTTTGCTTCTTTAGCAACCTCAGATCTAACGCTTACAGCAGTTTCAGATCTAACAGCTTCTAAATCAACTTCTGGAGTTTTATTTTCTTCCATTTTCTTTTCCTTAATAGAATTGTTTATCTCTACAGGGGCTTCCACCTCTGCGCTATCTTTTGACCTGGCAACACCAACCATAGGATTTGTGTCAGCAGGTAATGAAACTAGGCTTGCTTCCATAGGAGTCCAGTTGGCCCTATAGGTTGTATCTTCCGCAGACTCATCCCTTACCATAGAGTTGATTCTGTAGCCGACACTTACTGAACGCTTAATACCGTCCAAAACATCGTTCCAGGTTTCTTGTGCTAGTTCGCTTCTCCCGAAACGCACCGTTGCCAATGTCCGATTGGTAGCACTGTCTAAATTAAAATCCTCAACAATACCTACTTGCCTGGTCGTATCATGGTCCAGTAAAACAGGCATATTGCCGCTTCTCGCCCAAGTCATATCAACTGACTCAGGGGAATGGTCTAGCACCTCCATTCCAAAACTACGTTCCACAGGTTCCTCAGAAGAAAGAGCAATGCGGACAGTTCTTTTGTCCTCATTAATCATTTCTGCCCTGGATAGATCAATGGAGCGGTAGTTCGTTTCGTCTTTATCAAAACGCTTTTCTTCGTCTTCATCATCGCCGTATGAATTAGATTCAATTTCTTGGACAACTTCTGCTTTTGCAAACTTCACGTTGTAAGAATCTTCATCTTCCTCAACAGCTAAGATGTGACGTTCTTCCGTTCTTTCATCCATATCTGTCTCCTTGGATTTAAGTTTTAAATTTGAGCCGTTAAGCTCGCTTTCTATAGATTCCTCTATAAAAACTGTTTCACCTCTATCAGCTAACTTACGTTTAAGCTCATTGATGATTTTTTTCATACCGCCAGTACCTAATTTGGGATTAACTACACCCCATTTCATTAAGGCCACAATGCCTGCCACATTAGATACGTTAGGTTCTTTGTCTGTTCCTACAAAAGCATTGCCATCGTTAACGCTATGTCTTGCGGCCCATGCTTCGCGTTCTTTGATCCAATCTAAAACGCCTTGTGTTTCAGATCCTTGCCTGGCTTTTCCCCATAAACTAAACGCGTCACTGCCGCGAATGTTGCCGCCTGCGCTCCAGATCTTTTTATGATTATTTTTTAGATCTAAAACGTACTCATAATCAAACTGTTTGTACTGTGAATTACGCAAACTGATCTTCTGATCGTCACCAGAAGTAGGAAAATTAGTCTTTCTATTGTGTATTTCAGACATATTTAATCCTTAGCAGAACAGCAAAAACCCTTAGTCCTAACACAAATAGACGGTAGAGAGTGCGCCCAACGTCTGTATTTTGCTCATCATTCACCAACAAATGATCCCACCTCAACTGCTTATCCATCACTATCGCCCTGTATTTCTGGTTCAACAGGCGTTGTTTGCGCTCCAAATGGCTGAAACGCTGTTGAAACGCCGTATTGTTCAGCTAATTTGGTTTCTCTGTCGTGTTGTTCAAATAATTCTTCTACATCACGCCCATAAGCGGCCTGGATGTCGCTCATTGTTACCTGGCCAGATTTAAGGCCCATGATGTTTGCCTGGATCTCTTTTTGTGGATCTACATAACTCCAGGATCTTGGAATGAAAGTAGTTGCGTCTGCAAACTTATCAAAACGCGTTATAGGCATAGGTATCTGATTGGTAGTCATTGCCATTTCAAGCCATTCTCTAAATATTGGCTCTATAAAATGTGAAATTACAAATTCTTGTATAACGCCAAACTGTGCGCGGTCCTCTAAAGATCCTGCGCGTATAGAACTATAGTTAACAGAACTAAGATCATTTGCTAATGAGTGATAACTAATATTTAAACCACTAGCTATGCCGCGTAGTATTGCCTTTTCAAAGTCATCAAATGCAGATGTAGGGTGATTGGGTTCAAAAGATTTGAAGTCCATGCCGCTAGGTAGCTGTTCAAATGTTCCTGGTTCAGCTTCCATAATTGGTGAATAGGTATCTTCAAAGTCTTCACCCAGATAACCATCGCCGCCAGGAGAAACATAGAAACCCATTTTGCAGGCCGCTAACCTAGATGCTGTTAATTCTGCTTGTCTGTAACCATTAAGTGTATGGATTTTATCCATTGCTGTTGATGTCCAGGGTACACCGCGAGTCATTTCTGGTCGTTCTTGTATGTAGGCGTGTATTAGTTCTTCCGCAGGGATCCTGGTGTACTTTTGTGAATGGACAGTGCTGTATTGCGCTGAGTCGTAAGGGTGTTGTTTGAATAAATGATATGCAAGCGGTTTACCTACGCCGTTTACTTCAACACCCATGCGAATAGTTACGTTATCTTTTAACTTGTAATCGTATTCTTCGTCTAAATGGTCTGATTCTATAAACTGTATTGAATAGTTGTATGGATTGTCTTTTGTCTTTACGTGTTTAACTAAACATTCACCATCCCTGGCTAAAGTCTCTATAAATAACTTTTGTGCATCTACAAAACTTAGTTTGCCTGTAACTGTGCAATTTTCTTTCTTACACCATTTAGCAAACTCGCGTTCTATAATCTGATTACCTACTAGATCTAGTTGGCCATTGTCATCCCTGGCCTTGCAAGATAGCCTTATTCCTTTTGTACCAATAACATTAGCTGATAATAACGCCAGGTATCTTTTAACGTAACTGTCGTTCCTGGCTAACTCCCTAGATCTATCTCTTAAAGTTCGTAGGGCAGGGGCCAGTTCTGCATCAGCAGATTTAGAATTACTAAAAAAGTCTGCAAACAGACGGCCTTTGTTAGCACCTGCATAAGTACGCAGGTTGAGTGGTCTTGTTTTTTTACGTCCACCAAATAATCTTTTATACCAGGGCATTAAAATCTCGCTTTAATTAAGGATCCTGTGGCTAAACCTTTACTGATCCTGTCTTTTTTTATCTCTTTATTAACTTTGTATCTGTAATATTCGTACCAATCGCGGATCTCTTCTGGAGTCATACGGCTCAAAGATCTGCCTGCAATGCTCATACTTGATTGGTCGATGCTTGCCCTGGATTCCAACATGGCTTCTAAGGCATCAAAAACAATTCTTGCGTGTGACCTAGGATCTGAAGTGTCAGCGTCTAAGTTAGCTTCTAAAGTCACAAAACCTGAACTAACAACAACTCTTTGTGAAGATGAGTTGGTAATATATTCCTGGTAACTGTAATCGCCCTTTGTGTAGCCTGACGTAGTCGTACTAGGCACCTCTACTATGTAAGCTGTTGAACTTTCTGTAATCACAGAACTGGCAAGCGAAATTTCTGTTGCGGCTGAACTCAGTAATCTAAAACTATAAGTCAGCGTATAACTTGTAGGGATATAATCTGTTGCTATGTCTTCTCTTTTCCATGCCCAACGGTCGCCAACCGTTAAAGTTTCTGGCACGTTAGAAGGGTAATTTTCTGAGTCAAATAAATTAGCCAATTTCTGCCCTCATACAGTTTTTTCAAAACCGTAAGTTGCATTTTTAGCTTGTCAACACTCTACCAATCTTTCACAAATGATTTTTTTCTACCTGGCTTGCGTCTTTCTTTAAATAGATCTCTTCCTTTTCTTTCTTTTGTTGGCACTTCTTCTGTAGGTTCTTTAGGAAGTTCCGTTTTGTTGGCCATTCTTTCAAGATCTGGATTCAGTATATGTAAGGCAACTAAGCAATAGTTGTAACAGTCTAGTGCTTCGTTTCTGTCTCTTTTCTGCACCCAAACAACTGACTTTCGACCGCGCACATATTTGATTGCTCTTTTCTCTGCCGTCAGTTGCTTAAAGTATTCTTCATCCATAGTGGCGGAAAAATGTATGTAACCAGGACCAGGTTCCTCTACTTGTAACCAACTAAATAAAGTTTCTTTGCAAGTATCTACGCCTGCTGGAAATAACTGTACTCTTTGCCTGCCAGATTGTGCGCTTTTACCTGCTATTGGTCTTCCTGCTTGGCTTTGTCCTTTGATTGCAAAGATCCTACGCCCTTGCCTTGGTTTTACAAAGTTATAGACAGATTGTGTTTGATAGCCAGAGTCAACGGCAACACAGGCAATAGGCAAACTAGGTAGTGTTTCCCTGTCATACCTTCTTTGTAGATAATCATCTAGATCTTTCCATACCTGATATTG